AGTTACCTAGGCTAATGTAGTGTCTACTAGGTGCTCCGTTGTTTTGGAATTGTACCGCTTGATTAGTGACGTTACCAGTAGCAGCAGCTATAGGATTAGCGGTGTTTTGAACTTGTGGTTCATTCGCTAAAGCTGGGCTTACTGAGAGAAGACCGACAACGAGGTAGTGGTAGAAACTTGTTGAATGGTTTCGGTTACCAGGCTGTCTTCGATGATCCCTGCTGCACGGGTTACAACTTCTAGTTGAAACTGTTCCCCTGCGTTGGTTACAGAATAGGTGGTGGAGGAGTCTAAAATGTCCCCACTGGGCGTTACGTTTGTTCCAGACCATGATTTATAATCGCCACCATATACATTGGTCGCAATGGTGCGGCTAATATCCACGGTGGTTGTAGTAGTAGCTTGCATCGACCCCTGGGTAAAGTTAGGAGTCACTTGTTGTGCTGCAGCGGGACTGGCAAAAAGCAGAATTAGGAAAAGCTTTTTCATTCTTCTTTCTTTTTAGGGTCAGTTGGAGGTTTGTTGTTTCCGTTACCGTTTTTATTGTTTGAGGTATTCAAGCCAAACGTGGCAAGAGCACCAGTAAATACAGAAGCAACAAAAGTAATGTCGCCGCCGCTTTTACCTTTTTCAATCATTGGTAACTCAACGTAGTTAAGAGTAATAATAAAACCACTCCAAACAACAACACCAAGACGAACGAAAGTTCCAAGGATCTCAACGTCGTGCTCAGCTTGTTCTTTAATCTTTTTAAGCAGTGGTTTCTTTACTTCTTTTTCTTGGTTATCTTGTTCCATGTTTTTTTAACGACGGGCTTCATTACCATTACAAGGTATTTGAAAATAGATGTAGCAGTAAGGGTGGCCGCAACGGATATAACCGCTGTCGTTGCTGCAGCTGTCATGATTTCAGTTGATGGCATCGGGACTTCTAAGTCCGTAAACGGCACATCAACCATTTGAACCTCCTTGGGTGGTTTAGGAGGTTTTATGTCAACCTTTGGTTTAGGTTTTGTTGGTTCGTTTTTCTGGGGTTCTTCTTCCGATGCTCCAGGACCTTGAATACCAGGAGGCGGTCTAAGGGTGTTAGGAGGCACTACAAGGGGCTTGTACGAGGGTAAAAGTGCTCGTGGGACCTCCAGTACCGGACGGGGTAGTAAAGGGGGCTCAGGGAGCCATAGAGCCGGTAGTACCGGCGGGGCTCCGAGATCCATCAGTACAACTCAGAAACGTGCAGAGTGCCAGTACCTTCGACACGAATAGTAGAACCTGAAACAACTTCCAACTCAAGGCGCTCGTTAGCACCAATGTGATGTTCGATGTCACGGTTGTTAATAGACGAAGCCAGGGTAAAAGCAGTGTTGTTAGCGTCAGCAGTCAAAGTAACCACACCTTCAGAAGAGGTAGCGGTAACAATGGCAGCGACAGTAGCATTTGCGTTGATAGCATCTGCAAGTTCAGAAGCAACAGTTGCTAGATCAGCAGAAGCGACCGTATAATCCACGTTGTTACTATTAACAGTAACGCGCAGAACATCACCAATACCGAAAGTTTCGGTCAAGGTAACAGTACGGACTTCGGCAGTATCAGCCGCTGCTGCGGTAACTACAGCGTTAGTCAACGTGCCTTCATCAGTGTGCAGAAGGTCAAACGTCATTGCTGCAGTAGCGAAAATAGAGATCTTACGGCAAGCATCAGACAACGCTTGAGTAGCTTCACCTGCGCTAACTGTTAGCGTATGTTTAGTGTCAGTAAATTTCATTTGTTAGGAAATAGTCCGTTTTCAATAAAGGTTACTGCTGCATCGTCAACCGTGTTATCGGTTTGCTCTGCAAGCTTCTTAAGAAGGTCAACAATCAGACGCTTAACCTTCTCAGAATTAATAAACGAAAAAAGAATCGGGCGAATCAGGGTAATCATGGTGATTATTAGGTAGTGGGTTCAGTAGGCCAAGTCACGTCATGTGGGAAGCCATCAGTAGACGGCAGATCCCGCAGTGCTTGACGGTAAGTAGCCCAAGCGTTAGTGTCAGCAGTGTTATCTGCAAGTTGAGTCCAATCGCTATCAGCAAGACGCTTGTCACGATCAGCACGAACACGAACAGCGGCTTTATCATCAACACCTTGACGGTAAGCAGCTTCGTTGTCAGCAGCACTAGTAACTACACCATCTTCATCAGTGGTGTCAGTAAACGTCGGTCCAACAACGTATTTAGTAAACCATTGACCGTTGACTTCTTCAACTCCATCACGAACACTGGTTTCATAAGGAGCAGTAACGGTAGCTTGAGGACCTTCAAGAATAGGGTCGTAACCGTATTCATTAAGGATTTCAGAGGTCAGTACACGAGGGAAACTGACGCTAGGATTAGAGTCACGGAACTGCCGATCAGTGATGACAGTCCCAGTCGATTGATTACGGAGTTCCATAGTTATGCAATAGCGAGGAAGATGTATTCGCCATTAAGGGCGTTAATAGCAGCAGGAGCGGACGAAGAGATTTGGAAACCAGAACTGAGGGGATCGATGTAGTCAGTATTGGTGACTTCTGCAGCAGTGGAGTTAAGCAGCAGATATGAATCGTTACCGCTAACAATGCCGCGTGCGGTGTCCCAGACGTACCAATCACCCGTGCTATCGGTGCGCTTGATCATCACAAACCGTGCGCCTGCAGAGAAGCCGCAGTTGATGTCAAGCGTGGTACCGGTGCCGGTGTAGCTGCCGACCTTGCTTACGCCGGGGCTGCTGGCGAAAAGGTAGGCGATGTAGGTGGAGCTGCTTTTATTGACCTGCAGCCCGCTTGACAGAGAAAAGACTGTGCTTGTTGGAGGCGTGCTATTCCAAAAATTACTTGTTGTTTTTGCAACGTTGCTATTTAAGAGCAAATAATCACCAATATCAATAGACGCAGAGTATGTTATCCAGTTGTAAGTTCCATCTACTCGACTCTTAACAATCATCAACTCCGGCGCCACGCCAAGGTTATGACTTACAGTACGGTTTGCGCTCGTGCCCGTATAAGCCACCACGTCGAAGAAGCCGGGGGCGCGGCGAAGAGTAAAATTAGAATAAAAACCATTATACGGGGCTCCTGCTGCATCAATAGTCCCGGTTGGCCCATCCCAAGTGAAACTCTGAGTACTCTCTGCGGCGGTGCTGCTGGAAGAAAGAAATTGACTTCCTGTAAGCCTGCTTTGCCAGTACCAGTCTTGAACACCGTCTGGGTATTTTGCGATGTTTATGTCAGGTACAAAACCAATGCTTTGCTCTCCATTGGCATACACAGACGTGTTAAACACCTCCGTCGCATCGGTGGGCTTCTTCATCGGACCACGGCGGATGGCGATGTAGATGTAGTCAGTACTTGAGTTGTTAAGTGCAGCGTCACTTGTCAATTCAAATCCATTTGCCAGTGGATTTATCTGACCAGCGGCTAACGAAGATCCTTCTACATAGTTAAGATTGGCGACTAAGTTCTTGTCCACGCCACTATGCACCATCCCACGCATGGTGTCATATAACCACCAATTACCGCTAGCAGAGCTTCTTTTGATTAGGACCCATTGAGGTTCCCATCCCAAATTAATAAAATTACCGTTAGACGAGGTCCCTGTATAACTCCCACACTTAATCACACTTTCCGTTTCATCCTCGCCAAACCCGCCAGCGTCGTGTGCGAATACGTAGGCGACGTAGGTCTGGCCAGATTGGTTGACTGAAGCGTCAGCGCCAAGAGTAAATTCGGTTGATGTGGGTGTTGTGTTATTCCAAAGACTATTGTTTGCAAAAGCAGCGATATTCAGATTGAGGAAAATTCCATCTGTATTGCCAATGCCTCGATGATAAACACACCAATCTCTTGCAGTTGAAGTGCATTTGACGATGATACACCCAGGCACACTGCCAAGATTATGAGACACAGTGCGATTACCGCTACCATCCCCCGTATAAGTCACCACATCAAAGAACTTCTCCGCCTTGCGGAAGGTCCAAGAGGCGTAGTTGTCGTTGGAGGTATTATTTATAAGACCCTGATCTAGGGTAAATCCGTCTGAATTAAAGGAGGAGACGTAGCCACTTGAATAGGATTGATTAGCTTGAGTTGAATCAGACCGCAGACGATGCCGCGTACTAGCTCTGGCTGAATCGTGCCAGCAATTAAACTCTAAGCCCGTATAAGGAGATTGGGCGGTATTTCTTTGTTTAAGCCAAACCAATCCCCCTTCACCCGCCAGATCAATCCCATTCGTGATTGTCAGCGTACTGCCGGTGCCGGTGTAGAGGTAGGTGCTAAATACGTCTTCGACACCTACAGGGA